AAAATCGCGGCTATCGTCGTTGGCGTGGTGGCCATGGCGATCCCGGTCGTCGGTCAGATCGTCGGCACTGCCACACTTGCGGCCGCGCTCGGCGTCAGCGTCGGAACGCTCGCCACCATCGCCACCGTCGCATCGGTCACAGCGACCGTGCTCGGCGTCGTCGCAGGAGTCCTGACGAAACCTCCAAAGCTCAAGAGCGATATCGCTGGCCAGCAGCTCGAATGGTCCGCCGATCCGTCCGCAGGCGAGCCATATGCGCTCGGCGACACGATGATCGGCGCCTCGATCGTGCATCAGGCGAGCTGGGGGACGAAGAACAAGAACCTCGGCATCATCGGCGCGCTCAGCATCTGCACGATCTTCGCCTATGACGGCCTCTATGCCGACATGACGCAGGTGAGCTTCAGTTCGACCACACACAACGCGATCGGCTACTTCCACGACCATCTCTACCTGAACACGCAACTCGGCGCGACGCCGGAGGCTGCGGCGCTCACCATGACCGCGCCGGATGCGACCGCGATGCCCGATTGGGGTGCGGCCTATAAGACGTCCGGCATCGCGACGGCGGGCATGATCCTTGTCGCCGATATCGACAATGGGAAGATTTATTCGGGAGGGACGCCGAAGCTCACCAATCGGGTTCGGGGCGTGCTCGCCTATGACCCACGCGCGGATTCGACGCAGCCGGGCGGCAGCGGGGCTCAGCGCGCACTCACCGAGAGCACTTATGCCTATTCGGACAATCCGTGGGTGCACGCCGCCACCTACGCACTCGGCCGCTGGCAGAGTGGCAAGAAGGTGATCGGGCCCGGCCTCGCGCCGGCTCAAATCGACTTCGCGTCCTACATGGAAGCGGCCAGCGTTGCCGACGCGAACGGCTGGAAAATCTCCGGCCTCATTTATTCGAGCGACGGTAAGTGGGACGTGCTGAAAGCGATGGCACAGGCCGGTGGCGGCTTCCCGATGCCCGCCCAGGCTCGTCTGTCGTGTCTCGTCAATGCGCCCAAGGTCAGCATCGCGACGATCACCGAGGCTGACGTGAAAGGCGCCGTGACGGCGCCGCAAATGCTGATCCGCCGCGACCGGCTCAATGGAGCCATCCCGCGCATCCGCACCTCGGACCATGGCTGGGAAGTGACGCCGCTGGTGGCGGTCAGGAACGCGACATATCTCGCGGCGGACGATGGCAACGAAAAGACCCGCGAGGTCGATCTTCCGCTGGTTTCCGACAACGGGAACGGCGCCGGAAAGAACCAGGCCGCGCAGCTCGCCGCCTACGCCGTAGCGAACAGTCGCGAGCGCACCGGCATCTCGGTCGAGCTCGGCTATCAGTGGTCGCAGTATAAGCCGGGCGATTGCCTAACGCTCGACCTGCCGGGCGCGCGGCTGAGCAATCAGAAGTGCATCGTCATCGGCCGCACGATCAACGTCGCGAAGAATACGATCACGCTGCAGTTCCAGACCGAGGACGATGCGAAGCATACGTGGGCGCTTGGCGTCACCGGCACTGCCAACACGCCGCCGACGATCGCGCAGGCACCAGGGACCGGCGACACGAATACCAATGTCCTCGGCATTGATGATCCGCCTCAGCGCCTCAGCTTCAAGTACGATTATACGGGAGCTCCGCAGACCAACGAGTTTTCGCGCGACCTGACCTTCAAGCTCTACAACTCGGCCGGCCAGATCACTGACGGGATCACTTGGACCTATCAGGTGCTGACCGGAACGGTGAACGGCTTCACCAGCGCATCAGCGGCACAGTCGATGGCAGGCATCGGAACCGGGACGCTGACCGTCTCTAGCCTCGGCACGAGCGAGGCAAAGGTGCAGGTCACGGCCTCGATCAACGGCAGCTCATATGTGAAAACGGTCACGCTGTCGCAGGACATGTCCCTAGCGCCGGTCGGTGCGAGCGGTGCGACAACGCTCGCGTCGAAAACCAGCGGTTTCGCGAGCATCAACTCGACGACGTTCATTGACGATACCGGCGCGATCGCTGGCACCGTGCCGTCAGGGAAGACCGCGGCGACGGTTGCCGTCGCGCTCGATTTCACGCCGAACGTGGGGATCAGCGGGGCCTGGACTGTCGAGGTCAAGGTGATGCGCGACATCTCCGGCACACCGACTCAGATCGGCACGACGCAAAGCAACTCCTCGGATTGGGATGACGTCGACAAGACGCTGACGCCCGCGAGCTTCGCCTTCTCGATTGCGGACACGGGCCTGACGGCCGGCACGACCTACAACTGGCGCGTTTACGCTCGCCTCACCAGCGGCTCGCGCACGCACAGCGTCACTGGCACGGTGACCGTCACCGCCTGAGGTGCTTGAACCTACAGCGCGAGAGGCGCGGGCCGTATCGTTCCGGCATGTCGGAAGCCATCAGGATCCCCCTCATCGCTGACCGGACGCTGGTGTTTATCCAGTCGCTGATCTTTCTTGGTCAGGACTTCACCGGCGGCACCTTCGGCATGAAAATCAGGACGACGCCAGATGCGTCCGGATCGCCGATCGCCAACCTCCTGACCGTCACCGACGATAGCGAGGGCATCGAGCTTCGCTATGCCGGCACGGACACCATCGCCAACCAGATCGCGGCCGGGCGCCTGACGCTCGACGTCTACAATCTCATCAACCCGGCGACGCGAACGAACTACCTTCCGACCGACAGCGTCATCCTGAGTGAAATCAGGATCCTGATCGGCGGTCCAACCATGAGCGCCATGCCAGCCGCCCCTGAGAAGGGCGACGATGTCGTGCTCGCCTACGACCTCACCATTACGCCGGTCGGCACGGTCAAGGCCAAGTACGCCTACGGAGACTTCACGGTCCGCGGAACGGTGACGCAATGACCGGTGACCTTTCCTCGAGCGGGACCGGCGCATGTTCATAAGCCGGAACATCGTCATTCCCGACAACGGGAGGCGGATCATCCTGGTCCAGTCGAACGGTCGTGTGGCCGTGTTTCGGCGTCATGGGCCCGATCCGGTCGCGCCGCCGACATCAACGTCACTCGATTTCTCGGATTCAACGAACAGCGGCCTGCTCGCATTGCTGGAGGACATTTGAAATGAGCACGATCAACGTCAAAGATGCCACTGGCGCGACCGTTGCGGTGCAGGCGCCACTGGCGCCCGGGCGCGCCGCGGCGGCAGCCTCTCGTCCGGTGGTGCTGTCGACCGAAGATCTGGCCGCAATCAGCGACGTCACCACTGAGAAGCCGGTCAGCGTGCACACGCCGGCGGACGTCATCAGCTTCACGCCGACGCTGGACACGGCAGCCTATGCGCCGGGCGACGTGCTGTTCGCGACGGCGGCGATCGCCGGCATCACGCGCGCCAATGATCTTCGCGCCGTGCTGATGTCGCTGACCGCGATCGACAAGTCCAAGAACAAGCCGGCGTTCACGCTCTACTTCTACCAGACGAACGTCACCTCGGCCGCCGCGAATGCGGCCAACAATTTGAGCGACGCCGACGCGGTCAACTGCCTCGGCTTCGTCGACGTGGCATCGACCGACTGGAAAGACCTCGCGAACAACAGCATCGCGTGCCTCAAGGGCATCAACCTGCTGCTCGAGGCGGCGACCGGCACGACCAGCGTCTATGTCGTTGGCATCCTCAACGCCGGCACGCCGACGTTCGCCAACGGCGACCTGGTGCTCAAGCTCGGGGTGGTGCAGGCCTGATGTTCGCCGGGCTGATGCGGTCCTCGCTGCTGCACGGCGTTAGCCGTGCCGCGCTGCAGCTTCCCGCCGTCAACACCGTCGCTCCCTCGATCAGCGGAACCCGTGGCGGGACGCTGACGGCAACTCCCGGCACCTGGACAGGCGCGACCTCGGTTTCGGGCCAGTGGTACGCGGACGGCGTTGCGACCGGCAACACGACGACCAGCTTCACCGACAGCGACACGTCGAAGAGCCTCGAATATCGCGAGACCGCGCTTCCGGGGAGCGTCGTTGCGAGCGGTTACAAGGGCGCGTTCGTCGATCCCCCGCAGACCTTCTCGGATAATTTCGACGACAATTCGAAGAACACGGCACTGTGGGGGGCAAATGGGTCATTTGTTGCTGGCTTCTCTACGGCTGGAACAGTCTCCGAAACTAATCAGCGGTTAGAAGTATCACCCCCGGTAAGCGCCGTGGGTGGCACAGGCTATATCTCTTCGTGGGTTTTTGATTTCACCGGAGCGTGGGTTTCCACATCATTTGGGCAGATAAGTCTGTCAGGAGCAGCCCAATCCTACATGGGCTTCGGGGCCGATGCGAATAACAATTACACCATCGGGTTAAACGGCGGGTCAATTTATCTAATTAGAACTAAGTCTGGTGCGAACACAACTCTACCAGGATCGTTCGTTTATGATCCGGTAGCGCATAAATATCTTCGTCTGCGTCATGGGGGGGCGAGTGATGATACGATTTATATTGATGCGTCTCCCGATGGAGCAATCTGGACCCAGAAGAACTCCTCTGCCCGTGATCCAGCGGTAGTCATCACCAATGCAAAAATTGCGATGGGCGTCTTCGCC